CCCCCCCCCCCCCCCCCCCCGCCGTTACCGGGGGGTTCGCCGGTGCGGTGAGCACCACCGGCAAGCTGAACGCCGCCCTCCCCACCCTGTCGGGCGAGCTCGCCGGTGCGGCGAGCACGGCCGGCGGGCTCGACGCCGCGCTCCCCACCATTACTGGGGAGCTCGCCGGTGAGGCAACCGCTTCCGTCGAGCTGGACGCCGCGCTCCCCACCATTACTGGGGAGCTCGCCGGTGAGGCAACCGCCACCGGCGAGATCACCGCCACCCTCCCCGCGGCCGTGGCCGAGCTCGCCGCCCTGGTACCCGCCGTCGCCGAACTCGCCGCCCAGCTCCCCGCCGTCGCGGGCGCGCTCGAGGGTGCGAGCCACGCAGGCGGACCCGGGCACCTGGTCGTCACCCTCACGGCCGCCCAGCACGATGTGACCCTCGACGCCGCGGCCCACAGCATCACCACACGCGAGCCCGAGCTCGTCGTCACCCTCACCCCGTAGGAGGTGACCAGTGGAGGTCGGAGACACCCAGACCGTCACCCTCGAGGTGAACCCATCCGACGGCACGACCACCGCAACCCTCACGGTGATCGCCCCCGACGGGACGACGAGCACCCCGGGCCTGATCGCCAGCGCCGACCACTCCACCTGGGAGGCCCGGGTCGTCTACGACGCGCCGGGCACGTGGACGCTGCGGTGGGAGGTCACCGGCACCGGCGCCGGCGTGCAAACCACCCAGGTGCACGTCAACCCCGCCCTGCCGGTCACCAGACGCACATATGCGACCACGCAGGACTATGCGGCCTACCTGGGTGTCGCACCCCCGCCGGGTATTGATCTGCTACTCGCGCGGGCGAGCCTACTTGTCGACGAAGCCCTCCTGTCGGCCGTCTACCCGGTCGGCGAGGACGGCATGCCGGCCGACCCCGCGGTCGCCGCGGCGCTACGCGACGCCACGATCGAGCAGGCCGCCTACTGGGTGGCCACCGGCGAGGACGGCAGCGGGGCGACCGCCGAATACGCCAACGTCTCGATCGGGTCGGTCTCGCTGGGGCGTGCTCAGACCGGGGCGGGCGGCGGTGGCTCGGGCGCCGTCCGCCCCCTCGCCCCCGCCGCCGCGCTCATCCTGTCCCGCGCCGGGCTGCTCGGACACGCACCACAGGTGATCTAAATGGGCGCCATCCCGGCATTCCTGCTACGCCACCAGGTGACGATCGAGGTGCTCGAGGGCGAGGGCCCGTTCGGCCCGCTGTACAGCCCTCCGGTCGAGGCGCGGGCATTCGTTGACCAGCGCCGCCGCCTGGTGCGCTCGGCGACCGGCTCGGAGGTCGTCTCCGAGACCACCGTCTACCTGCCGCCCGGCACCACCTGCCCGCCCGGCAGCCGCGTCACCCTCCCATCCGGTGCCGTCTCGACCGTCATCACCACCTCGGTGCGAGACGGCGGCGGCCTGCCGACCCCGGACCACATCGAGGTGGCCCTCACCTAGCACGCAAGGGGTGGTGCCGATGCCGCAGCGAGCCCAGCTCCGCCTCAACACCAACCAGGTCAGCCGAGCCGAGCGCGCCGGCGCCGCCCGCGGCCTCCGCCTCGCCGCCGAACACCTCCTCGAGGTATCCAGGCAGCTCGTGCCGATCGAGGAAGGCACGCTCGAGCGCTCCGGCGTCGCATCAGTCGACGAGCGCGATTTGCGCGCGGCCGTCTCCTACGACACCCCGTACGCCGTCCGGCAGCATGAGGAGCTGACGTGGCGGCACGACGAGGGACGCCAGGCCAAATACCTTGAAGACCCGATGAATGGCGAGCGGCGCCGGATGGCCGACATTATCGCCGCCGAGATCCGCAGGAGCCTGAGATGACGCTACTAGAGGAAATCGCTCAGCTCTTGCATGATCTCGGCGTCGGCACCTACACCCCGAACACGGCGGGCGGAACCATATTTCTCACCGCGCTTCCCACCAGTCCCGACCGGTGTATGGCGGTCGCACGGTACGGCGCAGGCGAAGCGGACAGCCGTCTGCCATACGACGAGATCAGTATTCAGATCCGGTGCCGCGGCTCGGCCGTCGACGCCCGGCAGGCCGAACAGGACGCCCAAAACGTTTATGACGCCCTGCACGGACTGGAAAACCGGGAGCTTGCCGGCGGAACGTGGCTCGCCCTCGCCGTCGGCATCCAGTCCGGGCCTGTCTATATCGGCCGTGACCAAAACGGCCGGCACGAATACGTTGTGAATTTCCGAGCCGAAATTTCCCGGTCGACACCGAACAGGAGTGAATGATGGCCGTCAAGAAGATCCCGGCCAGGGACATTATTGTGCAGGTGCACGATGGGGAGACCCCCGGAACGTGGATGGACATCAAGGGCCTGACCACCGCCACCATCAATCCCGCCGAAAACGAGGAAGTCGTCGACGCGACGACCTTTGGGTCGGACGGCCATTACGAGCAGCTCGTCATGCAGCGCGGCGCCTCGATCACCCTGGAGGGCTTCAAGCTCCAGGATCCCGACACCGGCGACCTCGACCCCGGCCAGGAGCGGTGCGAGGAGCTCGCCACCGAGACCGGCGTCGCCTCCCTCGGCTCGATCCGCTTCCGCCACCCGGCGGACTCCGAATGGCGCATCTGGCCTGAGGCAACGTTTAGCGTGGGTGAGCAGGGCGGCGGCAACAACGACCTGACGAGCTGGTCGTGCACCATCGTCCGCTCCGGCGCCTCGACCACCGAGGCGGTGAGCAGCTGACATGACCACCGCACCCGAGCCAATTCCCCTCGAGGAGAGCGAGTCGTACGAGTCGTGGGACGATTTTTGGGCTGAGGTCGAGCGTCAGGAGGCCGCCGAGCGGGGGCGGGCGGCAACCACCGTCATTCGCGGCGTCCGCGTTCCTATCCCGCACGACCTGACGCTGCGGTTCACCCGAAAGGTCGAACAACTAAAAAACTCCTCGTCCGATGACGATATCCGGAGTCTACTTGTCGATCTTTTCGGTCAGGACGTTTTCGACCAGTGGGTCGAAAACGGGATGAAAAGCCGCGAGTTCCGGGTCGTGCTGCGGTGGGCCGTGGCCAACGCAAACGGCCGGCCCATGTCGTTCCGTGAGGCGTATAAGGCCGTGCGGGAGGACGAGGGAAAAGCCGCGACGACGACGAGCTCGACCCCGAACAGCGGCGAATCCGCAAACACTGGCTCCTCATCGAGGCAGATTTCCGCCGCGAGTACGGCCTCGCACCGCCGCAAATCGCAGACCTGACGTGGCGGCAATTCCTCACCCTGCTATATGGCCTGTCCCCAAACTCGCTGTACCGGCTCGTGACACGCAATGAGCCTGAGTTGGTCACGGGTGAGCAGGCCCGTGCACTCCTCGCCAATCTCTAGGGGGTGGTTTTGTGGCGCTCACCATTGGCGAGCTCACCGGGTTCATCAGCCTGAGTGACCGCGGTTTTTCGAGCGGGATTCAGGCGGCGGGCCGGGATTTGGGGCGCCTGCAAACCACAACCACCAGCACCACCGCCGATATCGAGCAGACGATTGAGGCGGCGTTCCGCGCGATTGCGGACGACATCGCAAACGGTGTTGATCCGAATCGTGCATTGGCCGAGCTGGATCGGCTCACCGGTGGTGTCAGGACGGCGATGGGCGAGATGGAGTCCGCCGCTCGCTCTGGCGCGTCCGGCGCCGCCTCCGCCATCGAGGCTGAACTGGGGTCCGTTGACGTTGATTCTGATCTGCGGTCGGCGGGCCGGTCGGCGGGCCGGGCGATGGTGGATGGGCTCGAGTCCGGCATGTCCGGTGCGCGTGAGGCGGGCCGGAAGGCCGGCGAGGACGCGGCCCAGGGTGTCGAGGCGGGCGGCCGTAGCGGCATGGGGAGTGTCGGCGGATCCCTCATCGGCGCCCTCAAAGCCGCTCCCTGGGCGGCTGCCGGCGCCGCGATCGCCGGCATTCTCGCTGACGCGATTGAAAAGGGGCTCGAGCGGGAACAGATCCTCACCAATTTGTCGATTCAGGTTGGCGCGTTCGGTGAGGAGTCGGAGCGGTTGGGTCGTATCGCCGGCGAAGCATACGCAAAGGGATACGGAGAATCACTCGAGGAAGTATCTCAGGCGCTCGCCCGGATCGTTCAGAATATCGACGGTGCTCGTGACGCGAGCGATGATGCGCTTGGTGCGATGACGCAGCAGGCGCTGACCGTGTCCAAGGCCATGGACGAGGATGTCGGGCGGACCATTGCCGCGGTCTCGTCCATGCTGAGGAATGACCTTTCCCCTAGCGCCGAGGACGCCTTCAACGTTCTGCTGCGTGGCCAGCAGGAAGGTGTGAACCGGGGCGAGGATCTGGCCGACACCTTCGCCGAATACAGCACGCATTTCCGTGACCTGGGCCTGTCCGCCGAGGATGCGCTCGGTCTGCTGAACCAGGGCCTTAAGGCCGGCGCCTGGAATTCGGACCAGGTAGCCGACGGTCTGAAAGAGCTCGACATTCGTGTAAAGGACCTGTCCGCGAAGGACGCGCTGAAAGAGCTCGGCCTGGATGCCGAGAAAATGGCGCAGGCGTTTTCTAAGGGCGGTCCGAAGGCCCGGGAGGCCCTTGATACGATTTTGGACCGGCTTCATAAGGTTGAGGATCCGGCGAGACGCTCCCAGCTCGCGGTTGAGCTGTTCGGCACGAAATCCGAGGATATGGCTCAGGCGCTGAGCGCGCTCGATTTGGATTCGGCCGCTAAGAGCATCGGGAATTTTGAAAACGCGGTCAAACAGGCGAACGACACGCTCGAGACCGCCACATCCACTCGGGTTGAGCAGTGGAAACGTAACTGGGATAACGCCATCTCGTGGGTTGGTGAGCAGCTCGGGCAGATGGCGGTGAATTTCCTGCCCGACCCTAGTGAACTGACCGAGGGTTGGGATGCGCTTTCCTCGTGGTTCACCGACACCGTCGGGCCGTTCTTCTCCGACCTGTGGAATGATGTCAGCAGTAAAACATCGGAGATTTGGGACGGAATCGTCAGCTGGTTGCAGGAAAAAGGCCAGGCCATTGTTGACTGGCTGAAAGACGTGCCGACGAAGGTTGGCCAGTTTTTCAGCGATGGATGGAAGAAAATCCAGACAGAGGCCGGTAACGCCTGGAATACAATCAAGCAGACGATTTCGCAGAAATTCCAGACGGCGATCGACTGGTTGAAGGAAGCGCCCGGCAAAATCGGCCAGTTCCTGTCCGACGGCTGGGCAAGACTCCGCGAGTCGGCCGGTCAGGCGTGGGAAAACATCAAAAAGACCATCACCGACAAGGTTCAGGCGGCGATCGACTGGCTGAAAGAATTCCCGGGCAAGGTCAAGTCGGCGCTCTCGGACGCGGCGTCATGGCTGGTTCAGGTTGGCCGTGACATGATCCAGGGCCTCATCAATGGGGTCAAGGAAATGGCGGGCCGCGTGGCTCAGGCGGCAAAGGACGTCGTTTCCGGCGCGATCAAGGCCGCCAAGGAGGCGCTGCGTATCAGCTCGCCTAGCCAGGTGGCACGGGATGAAATCGGCGCCCCGATCATGCAGGGTGTAGCCGAAGGCATCCTCCTGATGGAGCCAGAGGTCACCCAAATCACCTCGTCGGCTATCCTGAAATCAGTACAGACCGCCAAAAAGACGGCCGCAAAAGGCGAGTCCAAACCCGCCGGTCATCTCCTCGTCGAGCACATCATGAAGGGCGTCGAGGAGAAAGAGGCGGCACTTATTTCCGCGGTTAAAAAGGTGGCCACAAAGGCCGCCAAAACGGCCACGCAAGAGGTCGCCACGATCACCGCGAAATTGACGATGAAAACGCTGCCGGAAGAACCGGTGCTGCGTAGCGATCTCGTGGTTGGCCGGGCCGGCTGGACTGACACCCCCGCCACCAGCGCAGGTGTCACCGTCAACATCGCGTCCGCCGTCGTGCGTGAGGACGCTGACCTGGCGCGGATCGGCTCGCAGGTCGGCTACCAGGTGATGGCACGCGGGTAACCAAAAAGAAAAAGGGGGGGAGGGTGGGATGACGTCAATTCGAGGCTATACGGAGGCGGACCTCGCCCGGCTCCGCTCCGTGCAGGTGCGGCCGGCCGGGTGGACGTGGCGCACCAAAGACCAGGTCCGCGAGTACCGCGACGAGCAGGGCCGCCCGGTGAAAGTCGTCCGCGACCAGCTAGGAAATTTTGTCCGGCTGCGGTGGGACGGTCAGGACGTCAAGATCGTTGCGCCGCTTATCCGCGTGCGCACGGCTATTCAGGAGGTACGGTGACCACGGTTGCACGCAGGCTCCGCGAAACGTTGCAGCTGCTTGAGGACCTGGTGCCGATAAGTGAGGCACACGAGCAGGCCAAGCGCGAGTATGCGGCTGCGCTCGAATCGGGCGACCCGGCCCGAATCGCCGAGGCCAAAACCCGCAAGGACGAGGCGGCGCGGCGACTGCGCGAGACGCGTTTTTGGCTGCGCGGCGAAAACTGGGCACGAACGCTGTCCGATGTTCTCGCCGAGACGGAGCGTACCGGCGCTGCGCGGACAGCAGCGCAGGTGCGCGCCGAGCTCGAGCGGCTCGAGCAGCGTCTCGCCCCGATCCGGGACGCGCTTGCCGCGTTCGCTGAGACCCGAGAGGGGGATAACTGATATGGCGTCCGGCCTGTATGCGGCGACCTTTCAGGACGTTTTGGACACCACCCAGCTCGCCTTGAATCTGGAGCTGGAAACCCACAGAGTCGCCTTGTACACCAGCTCCCGGAACCCGAATTACGGGCAGGACACAGGGTATTCGTCCACGAATGAAATTGTGGGCACCGGCTACACGGCGGGCGGCGAGGTGCTGACCGGCACGTCCCTATCCATCACCGGCACCGTGCTGACCTGGGACGCCGACAACACCGAATGGCAGAACACGACGCTGTCCGGTGTGCGGCACGCCGACATCTACGCCGACGCCCTGACCGGCGACAACCTGATCTGCGGAATCGATTTCGGGCAGGACTACAACACGTCCGACGGCACGCTGCTTATCGTCTGGCACGCCGACGGCATCTTCGCTATCGACATGTCGCCGGCCTGATACGGGTTGGGTTCGTGGTTGCCCGGGGCTGTCCCCGGGGTTTTTCATGCCTGGTCTGAGAGGGGGATACCGTGCCGTCCATCCGCGCCGTCTCGTATACCACCTCTAACCAGACCAGCTACAGCGTGCCTAAACCCACCGGCACGCAGGCGGGCGATCTGCTGATCGCGTTTCATGTGGGTGACTGGGCGAATCTTAGCGATATGACCGCCCCGGCCGGGTGGGAGCTGATCGACCAGGCGACCGTCGAGGATTCTCAGTACGGAGCGATCACCCACGTCAAATTGTGGCAAAAACGCGCCGGCGCCGATGAACCGAGCAGCTACACGTTCACTCAGGGACAGGAATCGCCGTACACCTCGTCCGGCGGCGTCGTCATTTACGCTCTGCAAAACGCAGCTTACGCCGATCACGCTCGGAGCACTTATAACTCGTCGGGCTCGTCGGTTCAGACACCGTCGGTGCCCGGTGCCGCGGCCGGCGATATCGACCTGCGGCTAGCCGCCGGATATCCCGACGATTCGTTTAATTTCAGCCGGTCGTGGACGTCACCGGCCGGGTTTACCGAGCAGGTGGATGCTCAGGCCGGGGAGGACTGTACGTTCACCTCGGCGAGCCGCACGATCGCGAGCGCCGGCGCGACCGGTACGGCGACGTTTACCGCGTCGGGCGCGCTGGCGCCGCGGCAGGGGTGGAGCGTCCTCATCAGCGAAAGCTCAATGCCGGCTGACATTGAGGTTGACGGCCCGATCAACCTCAGTGTTGACATACCGAGCCATACCACCTCGGCGAGCTCGACCAGCCGCCCCGGCATGGTGGAGCTCGCCGCGCAGGTACCGGCGCACGCAGTGTCTGCCGGGCAGTCGCCGCGCGCCGAGGGGATTTGGCCGCAGGTCACGGTGCATGTCCCGACGGTGGCGGCCGGCACGGTCACGCTGGTCAACGCTCCTGCGGTCACCCCTGCGGTGCTGGTGCCGGCGCCTGTGCCGCAGATCGGGCAGAGCATCATGCCCGATCCTGCGGCACCGCTGGTCACGGTCGCCACGCCGGCGATTGACGCGCAGCAGCAGCACCAGATCGCCGCGCCGCTCGTCGAACCCCGGGTCATCGTCCCGGCGTCGTTTATTGATGTTCCGGTACTGCCCGGAGACAAAATCACACAATCCGGGCAGGTCGAGTGGAACGGTTTTTTGATGGGGGCGGGCACCCCGTACCGGATCCTGGAGATTCAGGGTTGGGACGATCTGCCTCCCATCGATTCGGGGAATGTGCCGCGGCCGACCGGCCATGGCGCTTTTCCCGGCCGCCCGCAGGCCGGCGAGCGCATCATCAATCTCGCCCTGCAAATCGCCGCGCCGGACATTCTGGAGTTCCGGCGGCTCATTGAGGATCTCGAGGCTGTCGGTGGTGTCCCTGACACCGAGGACGAGTATCCGATTGTGATCCGGCTCGGGAACTCCGCATATTTGGTGTATGGGCAGTTGAGGGCGCGAACCCCTGGCACGGTGAACCGGCACTACGCGCTTGGCTTCACCCGTAACGCCGCGCTCCAGTGGGTGTGCTCAGATCCTCGCCGCTATTCGCTGATCCGGCATGGGGTCACGATTGACGTCGACGACCCGACCGAGGTTTGGAACCAGGGCAACACCAGCACCCAGCCTGAGATTAGGATTCACGGCCCGGTCACCACTCCCCGGCTGGAGATCGAGGAGACCGGCGCGGTCATTGCGTTCGACCTCACGGTCGGCGAGGATTCCCGGCTCGACATCGATATCAAAGCGGGAACCGCGGTGATCGGGAATGCGAGCGTCACCGGGAAATTGACCGGGTCGGTTCCGCTAACGGACTGGGTGCTACGGCCCGGGTTTTCGACGATCAGCTATACGGCGGCGTCCGGCGGCGCCGGCGGGATCGACATTTTCTGGCGTGACGCGTGGACGTAGAAGCGGGGGTGGCAGATGGCACGTCCCGAGATTTGGGACCTGGATTGGGCGGCGTTTTCCGGGCCGTCCGCCACCCTCTCGCTTCGGTCTCGGCCCCGCGCCGGCGACCTGCTGATCTGCATCCATTCGGCAGATCGCGGATCCACCGGCCAGATGAGCGTCTCCGGTGGCCAGGGTGGCTGGCAGACCGTGGCCACGGCGCCGGGGTTCACGGACGCGTGGGCCGGCACCAAAATTTCGCGGCGGGTTGCTACGGCCAATGAGCCGGCCAGCTATACGGTCAGCCAGGATGCGGGCGCGGATGGTGTCGCCGCCATCCTGCTGATCCGCAACGGCTCACCTGTCGGGATCACCGTCCGGAACGACGGCGCGGACGCGTTCACCACGGAGATCACCTGCCCGGGTGCGACTCCGCCGTCCGCCGGATGTCTGGATTTGCGGTGGGCCGCGGCGACGATCTACCAGCCCGGCGGCGTCATCTCGTTCAGCCCCCCGCCCGGGTTTGAGTGGGTTTTCGCCGATCAGTCCGGCCTGTATTGTGCCGCGTCACTGGCGGCCCGTGAGCTGCTCACCTCGTCCCCGGTCCCGGCCGTCACATTTGATGTGTCCCCTGTCGACGTCTGGCAGGGCGTGACGATTCTGATTCCGCCGGGACAGGCCGGTGGTGAGCCGCCGCCGCCCACGCATTTCCCGGTCGGCACACTCGGCCGGGGCGCCGGCATGTGGCGCTACGCCGTCCACGACCTGCGTACCGGCGTCTACATTGACGACATCTATCCGGCGCAGGTCCAGATGGATCGGCGGATTGGGGAGCCTGGCGCGTTTTCGGCGACGATTCCGATCCCGAACTCCGGTGAGGGGCGGAAACTCCGGGCGATTTTCGGCGCGACACCGGCGGAGAACATTGCCACCGGCCCGGGCCGTAGCGTGATCCACGTGTGGCGGGGCGACCACCTGTGGGATATCTACTGGGTGACCGGTGCCCGCTATTCTCAGAGCGGGCGGGGAAAACCCCAGCTTGAGGTTCGCGGCGCCACACTGGACGCGTATTTCGCCCACGTGCCGATCCGGCAGGATCTGTTCCTGACCGGTGATCAGGCCGCGGTCGCGCGGAGCCTGATCACGTATATGCAGTCGTTGCCGGATGCGAACATTGGGCTCACGTTGCAGTCCGGTAACGCCGGCGCGTCGATCGATCTCGATATCAAGGGCCTCGACCGGGTGAGCGTCGGGGACGCGTTGCGCGCGGTTTCCGAGGCCGAGAACAGCATCGAGTGGATGATCGACCCGGTTGTGCAGGATGGGCAGATTATCCGCCGGTGGGTGTGGGGGCGGCCGCTCGGTGGCGACCAGACCCACATTGTGCAGCAGGGCCTGCACGGCGGTGACGTGGTCGACTGGTCGATTGATATTGATCCGCTGCGCGGTGTTACGTACCTGGACGTCCGCGGAGGCGTCCCGGAGATCGAGGATGTCGAGGAGGAGACGCCGCCGCGGATGTCGCAGGTGGTGACCGCGGCCGCGCACCTGTCGGCCGGGTGGCCTCGCATCGATCGCACGATTGATCATCCTGCGCAGTCGTTGCGGACCTCGGTGCTGAACGCCTACGCCAGGTATTGGATGTCGCGGCTCGCGGGGAGTGTGTTCATCCGCACCGTGCGTATCGCGCTCGCCGCCGATTCGACCATCACACCGAGCAGGCTCGGCGACAATGTCCGCATTCTGATGTCGAATGAGCTGTTCCCGACTCGGAATGGCCAGGCCGGTTTGGATGAGACCGCCCGGCTGATCGGCCTCGGCGTGACCCCGAACGGGCGCGGAAACGGCAAGGACATTGCCGAGTTGATATTCGAGCAGGTGGAGGAGATTTAGATGGCCGACCAGTTCCCTGCCGATATCGCTCGGCAGGTGCGCGAGTTGCAGAGGCGCGTCGACGAGCTCACGGCGCACGTCAAGCGCCATCCTGCGATTCCGATTACCCACAGCACGGGTGACACAGGGTTTGTGGTGCGTGGCGCCCCGCCGGTGCCGTCGAGCGGCGTTGCCATCGGGTATTCGGGCGGTGAGGTTGTTTTCCGCTACCCGAACGGGCAGACGAAGACGATTCCCACGTTCACGCCCGCTCAGCCGGTGCCGGATGTGCCGGTTTTCCAATCGCCCAGCAATCCTGCGCAGACCGTGCAGGCGCTGCATGCCGCCTACCAGGCGCTGCGGGATGACTGCCAGTCTGGTCTGCGGAACAATCTGATCCAGTTGAAGACATCGCTGCGGAATGCTGGTATCCTGCTCGGATAATTAAATAGTGTGCCGCCCGCGCCGTGCGTCCACATGTGTTAGTAAAGGGCCCGGTCTGGCTGTCCTCGCGCGCGGGCGGCACCTCTCTTTTCCCCCTCCTGTGATTTGAGGTGAGTCGTGTCGGCGTCCGATCCGCTCGGCCCCGTAACAATAGGGGCCAGGGAGATTTACGACAAGTTGTTGGATCTCAATTTGAAAGTCGATCGGATTGCTGCCACGTTATCTGATGTGCAGGGCGCTATCACGGATCATGAGGCTCGGCTGAGGACGTTGGAGCGGGGGCGGTGGCCGTTGCCGTCCATCGCCGCGCTGGTATCGGTCGGTTCTCTCGCCATTGCGCTGATTTCGCTTTTCCAGGGAGGTTGAGATGGCGATCGACCTGGTCACTCGCGCCCAGTGGGGGGCCCGCCCGGCCAAGGGCGCCTATACCACCCTGAAGTCCACCAAGGGTGTGAAGGTGCACTACACCGGTGGCCGTGTCGACCCGGCGATCGTCGACGACCACTCCAAGTGCGCCGCGCTGGTCCGGCAGATTCAGGCCCAGCATATGGACGGCAACGGGTGGATCGATATCGGCTACAGCCTGGTGGTGTGCCCGCACCGGAAGGTTTTCGTCGGCCGCGGGCCGAACCGGTTGCCGGCCGCGAATGGGGCCGGTCTGAACTCTGGCCACTACGCGGTGCTCGGGCTCGTCGGCACCTCGGGCCTCGTCGTCCCGCCCGATGACATGCTCCACGGCATTCGGGATGCGATCGAGTACCTGCGCGAGGTCGGCGGGGCGGGCTCGGAGATCAAAGGGCATCGCGACGGGTATGCCACCGCCTGCCCGGGTGATCATCTGTATGAGTGGGTGCGGCGGGGGGCGCCTCGCCCGGGGTCCGCCGGTGCGAAGACGGCGCCGAAGACCGGCTCGTCGAAGAGCTCGGTGCCGCCGTGGCCGGGCCGATATCTGCGGTATCCGCCGATCATGCGCGGCGAGGACGTGCGCACCTGGCAGGCGCGCATGAGCCGGCGCGGCTGGCGGATCGACGTCGACGGTGCCTACGGCCCGCAGTCGCGTGAGGTGTGCCTCGCCTTCCAGCGCGAAAAGCGACTGGTGGTGGATGGGATTGTGGGTCCGGAGACGTGGCGGGCCGCGTGGACCGCGCCCATCACCTGAGAAAGACCTTTTCCCTTCTCTGTTTTGTCCGTTCCCGAGCAAGGAAGATCACATCATGAGGAAGATCATTTCTGGTGCGGTGATGGCTGTCACCGCCCTGCTGCTCGTCGCTCTGACGGTGCCGAGCGCTCATGCCGTGCAGCGTGGCATCCAGGGGCTCGAGATCACCGAGGTCGGCTACAACGCCGTCGGCGTCGACCACTTCAAGAACCGCAACCAGGAGTACGTCGACATCAAGAACGTCTCTAACGAGCCGGTCAATGTCGCCGGCCTGGAAGTCTACGACCAGTGGTACGCGACCACCGGCAAGAACCGCGAGAACAACAAGTGCAACGTTTTCACCCTCGCCGCGGACGCTGATGTTCCGGGGCTCGTCAAGGGTGAGAACACGATCGAGCTCCCGGCCAAGCACACGCTTCGTGTCTATGTTGGCGCCGGCAAGCCGAAGACCTTCGGTCCGGGCGGTCGGTGGCACGCCGTGTACATGAACCACGGCGCCACCGAGGAGACCAAGGGCTGTGGCTACCGCGGCCACTTCTTCAACAACCTCGGCGACACCGTCTACGTCAAGCTCGGTGACGCCATCGAATTCAAGCGGTACGACTTCCGCCGCGGCTACTACGTCCGCTGACCTGAGAGGGGGACCCAATGTCCCTGTCCGACTGGATCGCGGCCTGGATCCGCACCCAGGTCGCCGTCTGGGTGCCCGTCGGCGTCAACTGGCTGGCCAGCCTCGGCATCGCGGTGCCGGTCGAGCCCGCTACCGCGGTGGTCGTCGCCGCTCTGATCACCGGCTACTACACGCTCGTGCGCCTGCTCGAGGCCAAGTGGCCGGCGATCGGCGTGCTCCTCGGTTGGAAGGCCCAGCCGGTCTATGACGCCGATCAGCGCAGGCTGCGCGTGGTAGAGTAGAATCGTAGCCTTTGCGCACCTGCAAAAACAGCGCCCCCGCCGCCCTATCTGGGTGGCGGGGGCGCTTTCGTCATTCCTGCGCCCCACCGTCGCCACCGTCGCCGTCGTCGCGCCTCGCCGGGAACGAGCCCTTGCCCGGCAACGTCACGATGAATCCGTTTTCGCGCAGATGCCGCAGCGCCCGCCGAATCGTCAAATCGCTTGTCTAACCCTTCCCCGTCTTGTCTAACAGTGTCCATGCATGTATGGTGGTGTCCACACAGGTTGGACATCCGGAGACAGAGGAGATGGACATTCCCGAGCTGATCCCAATCGACCAGGCGTGCGAGCTCGCCGGCATCTGCCGGCAAACGCTCTACCGCCTGGTCGACGAGGGACTCCTGGAAAAAACTCCACCGACGACAACGGCGCCGCGCCGGCGCGTCTACATCACTGGTAGATCGCTGGCCCGGTATCTGAAGCGGCGCGCGGCCGAGCACGGGGTGACCCGATGACCGATCCCCGCATCTCGGCTCTCCGCCGGACGCCGTCGA